AAGACCTCTGACATTATTCTTACACTCATAGTTTAATTCCTTCCTTTAAAAAATCAGGAATATAACCAGCGGTTACGAGTTCATTATATGCAGTTGTACCTTGAAAATATCCTTTAGCCAAAGTGATCCTATCAAAAAATAAATCTGCATCTTTGTGCATTTTCAATGTTTGATATTCATAAGTTATGTATGCCGCCATTCCGATTGCTGCTAAAGACAAATTAGAGTCGGTTAAGATTTCCACGGGAATTACGGAATAATTTTGAAATCCGTAAATGTTTGGTTTTTTCATTTTAAAAAGGCCACCCCCTCTTTAGCAGCAGAAGTCCGGCGAAATGACGGGTGAAGAATATCTACTAAAGAGTGGGTGATATTTTGATTTCAATTTATTACTTCTGATTCTCGTCTGTTCTTCACGCAGACGGCGCGAGTTTTCTCGCACAAGACAAAACTACTATAGGTTGTGTTCGATGTCAACCGTATTTTTTCAAATAATAATCATTTCTAGCCATATCTGTGCAAAGTTCACATTCACATCTATCTTCATCTATTTTCCCACAAGGCCAAAAATGAAGTCCATCCATGTAATATGCAGCAGGCCACATTCCCTTACAGCAATTCAGTTCCATAAAAAATTTCCAATTTGGATCAAGTTTTGGTTTTGATTTCTTTTTTTTCATATTTTTATCGGTAACGATAATCAATCCAATCCAACTTCATCAATCTCACCATCTGACCATTCATATACCTTGTCTCTGAGTGTTTGCCATACCTCAACAGTTTCTTCCTTTGTTTCCATTTTGTAGATTGACTTACGTTCACCAAAGCAATCTTTTCCAAGCACAACATTTAATTGAATGATTGAGTTTGAACCTTCACCTGTTGCAATCAATATTCCTGTGCTATCCGGTCTTATGCCCATAAATAAAATACCTTCTTTTTGTTCATACATGGCTTGAAAAGAAGTTTCTAATGCTGCGGCTAAAGATAGGTTTGTAACCATGACAGTTTGTCTAACCGCCATCAGCAATTTTTCTGCGTTGTTGTTTGTTTCGTTAGTGTTATCCATAAGCAACCATAGTATCAAAAAAGTATTGACTTGTCAATAGTTCTGGTTTATTTTTTCTCTGAAATGAAACATCCATTAGAAACTGCTTATGAAACTTGCATGAGTGCCTACGAGCAATCACGCACAGTTCGTTCTCTTGGACGTAAGACTTTCGCAAATCAACTTCGAGAAACCAGAAGGATGTTGAATTTGACTGTAAGAGAACTTGGAGATAAGATTGGAGTCACCGGATCACTCATCAACCAAATAGAAGTTAACTCCAAGAGTATCCTAAAGAAAGACCAAGTAGAAAAAATAATAGCATTATGCTACGCAGAAAAACCCAACTCAAAGCAAAAACGGGATTTAAAAAGCGTGGAGGAAAACTAAAGCCGTATAGTGACCGAAAGCGTGAAGAGAATAAAAAGTATAAAGTTGCAAGGACACTTTATTTCAACATCAAACCGAATTGTGAAGAATGTGGTTGTCCAGCTACTGACATTCATCATAAGGCTAAGCGAGGTAAAAACCTTTATAACATGGCAACATTCATGGCTGTTTGCCGTACATGCCATAATAAAATCCACAACAACCCTGCATGGGCAAGAGAGAAAGGATATCTAATTTATGAATACAACATTTGAATCCCGCATTATCTGCGAAGGAACTGAAGTGAGTGAGAACCCAACAAAGATTTTGTTTAGGCAAAAGTTCAACCAATGCTGGGTAAAGAAAAGCGATATCCGTTTAAAAGAAACACTTGGTTTCCTTGACGGGGAGAAAGTAATCCGTATTGTAATCCCAGAGGAAGTAGCGAATACGCTAGAGCTACAAGGTATTCTGGATTAAAGATATCTTTATATGATGGTCATGTGCAATTTCCCGTCGTGCCTCTGGCTTCCCATTGAGTCGCTATTACCTTCTCAAACGAGTTGGCGCATACTTCGACATTCTGAATCAACAGATGAGGCCCAAGGACGCTTGGGCGTAGGGTTTTAATTTATATGGTCGGCGGATGAGAAATAACTATGCTGGAAATATTCGGGATAGTTTCAATAATGCTGAGTTAACCCGGCCACCTTTTACCAATCTCCATTATCATCTGATGAGTAACCATCGTCATCAGAAAATGAGTCTATTGGCTTTTCATCACGCACCCAGAATCGGTTAGTTGGAACTGGTTTATCGTTTCCGATAAATACAAGTCCATTGCGCCGCGCCATTTCGAGGCAGTATAAAAACGAGTCAGCCAAGTCGGGCGAGAATCCAGTGCGACCCTTGAAGTCATCTTTGGTTTCTACTGAAATTTTCTTCGACTTAATCGTGTATCTACGAAGACAGAGTTCCCGAGCCAAATCTTCTGATGGACTTACACCATAGATTACTCGGCTTTTAAAGCCATGATAGGCTGAATACCAATACTCGGATACCAGCCTATCGTAAACATCCTTACACGGGCGTTTATCAACTTCTGCCGCGATACGATCAGTTGGTTTACCCATAGATGAAATAAGAGCGATTGCCGCTCCAGATGAATCAAAGCGTAGCCACTCACGAATGATAGCCTGTCCGACTCGACCACCATCACCAGACACGTCCATACCAAACTTTCCGGGTTGCACACCAGCAGTCCTACAATAATTAACCACCTCGTTAGCAAGCTGGATTTCAAACTCGGCGGCTGCATTGGCAGATAGTTGGATTACCTTCTGACTCTCAAGCCACATGACACGATTGCGAGTTCCGCGAACATACCCAAGTTTGGCGATAGTCAGAACGCACCTGTCACCACCGACTGTAAATGCGGTATCGAATCCTGCTACCTTAGTAAACCCTTCAGAATCCCAAAGGGGTTCTTCGTTGGTATCAGCGTTACGGATCAGATCAGCGGTGAGAATAGTCTGTGCGAATCCAGTTTTCGGCCACCAACCGATAGCGTTACGAACATAGTCGATAGCATTCTCGTCGCCATAACATTGTTTGAGCATGATCTCCTGCTTCTTCCTATCCATAAGGAACGGGAATGGAGATGGTTCATTTGGCGGGGCATCGAAGTTAGGAGACTTCATGCCGTTATAGAACAAGCAAACACCAGTCTCCGTATCCCACTTCATCATGTCTGGATTGACTGAATCAAAGTTAGAACATCCTTTTGGCATAGCCCAACGAGTGTGAGGGTTATCTCCTGCTGATGGGTTTCCGATACCGATAAATGTAACATCGTTGTTTGCTGAAAGGTTAACGCGAGCGGTGATTGCACCAAGTTCCATTTCTGGCAACTCATCAAGTGCCAAGCGTACACGATCATTCTTACGGCCACGGGTGGTATCAATAGCCTTCTGACCCTCATTTCCAGACTGAAATGCGAGGGCTTTTATCGCATTACGATAATCTTTATCCTCGTCGTTGGTTGCGCCACCCCAAACAATCATGTGGCGATAGTCGATTAACTTACCGAATTGAACTTTTGCACACTTCCAAAGTTTAGATATGATACCCCAAATGCGATCTTCGGATGCACCGAGGGTGGTAGTAGCAACCCAAGAAGAAGTGCAATGCGGAGCAGAACACCAATCAAGGTAAACCCAAAGTGCGACTGGAAAAGATTTACCCATCGAAGCCGCGCCTGCCAGACAGATGTCAGTATTGGAACACAACTCATCCAGCGTCCTAATCAACTGGGTATTTGCGTATCCTCGGTTGTAAATAGAAACTTCAGTAGGCCATTGAAGTTTTACGGCATTAAGGAAATGCTCTGATGGAGATAGCAACTTAAAATCATTTAGGTTTATGTTGTGTTTAACGCAATACTCTCTTCCATACTCGCCACGGGAAATTGCATAGCAATAAAGTTCTATGCCAAGTTCATCCATATTTTCTGGGAACTTCATTCCATACTTTTGAATACCTTTGTTTGAAGAAAAAACTCTTGACATATCAATAAGAAAATATATTTTTTGTTCAAAGGCAAGATGAAACTTAAAAACAAAAACCTCGCTCCAGTTGGTGGATGGTATTGGCGTTATGAGATAAAGCGCGATAAACTTACATTTCCTGCTATTGTTTACGGAAGCACATGGAGTAGCTTGATGCAGAATATCCAGAAGGATTACCGCTCAAATGGAGTTGAACTTCCAAGCAATATCGAGCAGATGGTTGAAGATCAAATCTGCCAGCGTCAACCAAGTGAGCGTTGCTGGTATAGTGATGGTATTGGAGATAGCATAGCTAAAGCAATCCATACAGTGGCAGCGGCAACTGACAAAGTTTTGGGAACTAAACTTGAGCATAAAGCTCGCGGATGTAGTTCGTGTAACAAGCGAAGAAATGCCTTGAATAAATTATCGTAAACGATAAAGGTCTAATAATTATGCTCTCCGTAGGTAACGACAACTTCACATTGGCCACTCTTGACCAAGATGGTAAACCACCAGAAACACGAATCTCCAACGCGAATCATGCTTGGAACATAGCAAACCATCTTCGACTTGCTAACATCGGGCGCGAGAACAAACGTCTTCGTATCTATAAAGCGTATAAGATGTTCCCGCCTACGGGCTACAGCAAACTCGCAGAGAAGCGACTACCTTGGCAATCTGATGTGAACTACGGACAACTTGGATTTATCGTTGATAACCAAAAGTCCAGTTACTACGATGTCATCACAGAGCGGCAGGCTTGTTGCACAATCAAGACAAAATATGGAAACGAAAAAGAACGCCTCGTTAATTCCGAAAACATTTCCAAAGCATTTGACCAAGCAATCCGCGAATGGCCCGGATACCTCTACAATACAGAGCAAGACCTTGAGGAAATGTTGCTGTATGGAAAGGGAATCGGAATGTGGGATTCACCTATGGGATGGATGCCAGAACACGTCTTCCTATCCGACCTTCTCTTTCCAGACGACATTAGGATCGACTTCTGCAACCTTGAGGAGTTTGTCCGCCGTGTCCGTTTGACTCCATACGAACTCTACAAGAAGATCGAGAATCGTAAAGTGGCTGAAGAAATGGGATGGAATGTCGATGCTACGATTGACGCAATCCGTTTCCATCGTGCATTCAGCAACCATCGCAAGACACGCGAAGACTTCTTCCGCACGATCAGCGAGGCAGGATTCAACTGGTCACTATCGGTGAACCAAAAGATCGACCTATACGAAGTTTACTGGAGGGAATTTGATGGCAAGATAAGCAAGGCGATCATCCTTCAAGACTACCAACCAATATCTGCCTACATCAACGAAAGCATCAAAGGAGCAGGTAAGATCAGCGACGATGACATCAGAACCCAACACGGGTTTATTATGCTAAAAGTTGGACTCTTCAACTCATGGGATGAGATCATGTATATGCTCACCGACTCTGTTGGTAGCGGACTCTTCCAAGACATCAAGAGCCAAGCAGAATCGGCGTTCGTCGCTTGCCGCCAGTATGACTTCACGATGAACTCGCTGGTGGACGCCGTGCGCCTAAACTCCATGTTGATGATCGAAGGACAAGGGCCAGACTCAACGAAGATGTTGAAGCAGATGGAATGGTTACCGATCAGCGTCATGCCAGATGGAGCTAAGTTCACACAGAACCGCTTCCAACTTCCAGTAGCAGAAAGCATGAGCTTCATGCAGTTCTTCATGGGAGATATGTATAGGGGCATGGGCCAGTATCGCATTAACGCACCTACCGCTGGTGGAAAGCAACGCACCAAAGGCGAAGCAGAACTGGATGCCGCAGAATCTGCAAAACTATCTGGAACTCAAATTCGCCGATTCAACGAGTGCCAAACTCTTTACTTCAAACAACTCTACAAACGCTTCGTAAACTCTAAATCCAGCGATGATGGATACGAGTATGTGAAGAAGTTCTATGAGATTCTTGAAGAACTCGGAACTCCGAAAGAAGCCGCGCAATGGAAAAACATCACAAGCATACGCTCCAACCTCATCAACGGTGCAGGAAGCCCATCGTTCAAGCTCATCACAGCAGAAAAGCTATTGCAGATCACAGCAATCACTCCGGCAAACGAAGGTCAGGAGAATGCCGTTAAAGATGCAATAGCCGCACTATCTGGACGAGACAATGTAACTCGCTACCGGAATACCAAGCCAAGTAAGATTGATGATACTGTCCGTATCATTGGATTTGAGAACGCTGGTATGACTGATGCGTTCGTTAACCCTGCAAACTTCCCTGTACTACCAACCGATCCGCACATCGAACACGCTCAAGGTCACTTCCAAGACTTGGCTATGCAGTTGCAGATGAACCTGCAATCAGTTCAACCAGGTAAACCAGAGTTTGCTGAAATCTCGAAAGCAGTTCGTGCAGTCAAGTTCAAAGGTGGTCACATCATGGCCCATGTCGAGTATATCAGCAAAGACCCATCGAAGCAGGACTTCTTGAAACAATTCATGCAAGGCATGAACGAGGCGCAGAAGATGTCAGATGAACTCCAGCAAGTATATGTTCAGATGGCAGAAGCTGAAGCTCAAAAATCTGGTCAACCAAACTCCGAGGAAGATGTCAAACTTCAATAC